AGGGTATCCACCACGATCAGGCTGGGGGCTTTAGGCAGATCGGCGCGGATCGCATCAACCACGCGCGAGTAGCCCTCGGGGGTGTTCAGGTCGCACCCGCCCGAACTGATCCACATGTCGAGCGGACCGGCGTTGTGGTGCTGCCTCCAGGCCGCCACCCGCCCACGCATGCCGTGATGACCCTCACCGGCCAGATAGACCACGGGGCCAGCCTTGACCCTATGACCCTGCCACTCTGGGAGACCGGCGGCCATGTGGAGGCTCCAGTCCAGAACCACGAAGGTCTTGCCACCGCCCGATGGGCCGTGAACCATGATCAGGGCGTTCTCTTGCACCCACTTCTTGACCAGCCACTTGATAGGGGCTGGCTCCATGCAAAAGCTGTCGGCTGGGATCAGCCAGTCTGTGAGGGGCGGGGCCAGCAGTATCTTGAGGTCATGCCCAGCTTGGGCGTAGTCATTTGCGTCACCGATCAGGGGCGGGACGATCAGGCGCGCACCGTGCTTGGCGCAGGCCTGCTCGGCGCACTTCTGGCCAGTCCCCGAGGCGTCATTGTCTGCCACGATCACCACCTCTTGGGATGGGCCGTAGCGCTCGCGGATGGTTCCCAAGACGGGAACAATGTTGGACGCCGAGTAGGCTACGACGCAGGGGCGGTTGGTGGCCTCGTGGATTGTCGCGGCTGTGGCGAAGCCCTCTGCGATGTAGATCGTGCCGGGTTCGTCAAGGGTGCCGACCATCCAGTGACAGCCGAGGGTCTGGCCGCCTGTGTGGTAGAGCTTGCCGCCCTCGTGGTCGATGTACTGGACCGATGCGAGGTGGTCACCGAGGTAGAGGGGCACGACCAGCCGACCGTCACCCGTGACGCGCGCGCCGTGGACTGCGATCCCCTTGCGGGCGAGGTAGGGGTGATCTGGGTGAGCCGCACCGGCATTGGTCCAGATAGTCTCAACCGTGTCCGAGGCGATCTCTCGCTGTCTCTTTAGCTCTGCGTCTCGGGTGGCCTTGGCCTCTGCCATGCGCCGGGCGTGGGCCATCTCCTCAGCGGGTGACAGGTTGCGCCCAACATCGGCGCGCCAAGTGATCTCGATGCCAGCTCGCCAGCATCCGAAGCGACCGGCAGGGACGCCGTCCTGATAACCAATGTACCAGCCAGACTTGTCGTGACCGGCCTTGCCCTTGGTGCCTGAGTTAAAGCGGTGAAGCTTGCCGTCGAGCTGCACGGTCTGTGGCGTCGTCAGCCCAGCCGCCTGCATGGCGTCCAGAAGCTGAAGCTCTGGGGGGTCTGGTTCGATTGCCTTGGGGGGCGACCAGTCGTTCCCTAAAATATCAACAAGGTTACCCATTAACCGGAGCCCCACTCAGATAGTCAGACAGGGCCTTGAGGGTGGCGTAGGTGGGATTGGTATTACTGCCCGTTCTTATGGCTGCCAGCGTGTTGCGATGCACGCCAGTGTTCTCTGAGACCTTCTCAAGGTTTCTGTCGTCCAGCGCCGTTCGTATTTGTTCGAGGTTCAGCATTTCACGTCCTCTGTAAATTTCTGCACAATGGGGGGTTTACACACGCACCTAGGGCCTGTAAAGACGAAATCACGCACCGACTGGATTGTCCGACCGGTGCATCAACAGGAGCCAGCATGGCTATCAATTTGAAGAAGACCGGCGGTCTGACTGCCGATGGCGTAAAGCTGCTTGTCTACGGACAGGCAGGCTCAGGTAAAACCAGTCTGATCCCCACACTGCCCAATCCGATTGTATTGTCGGCTGAGGGCGGCCTTCTGTCAATTCAGGACGCAGACATTGACTTCATCGAGATCGCCGACATGGACGATCTGCGTGAGGCCTATGAGTGGGCTAGGGGCAGTGAAGAGGCTAATCAGTACCAGAGCGTGGCCTTGGACAGCATCAGCGAAGTGGCAGAGGTTGTCCTTCAGCACGAATTGAAAAAGAACAAGGACGGTCGTGCGGCCTACGGTGAACTTAACACCACCATGCAGGAACTGATCCGAGCCTTCCGCGACCTCCCCGGCAAGCATGTCTACATGAGCGCCAAGCTGGAGAAGTCGCAAGATGAGATGGGCAAGCTGCTCTACAATCCGTCGATGCCCGGTAAGTCACTGACGCAGGGCCTGCCCTACTTCTTTGACGAGGTGCTCGCCCTTCGCGTCGAGCGTGACGCCGACAACAACACCCAGCGCGCCCTGATGTGCGACAGCGACGGCGTCTGGCTGGCCAAGGATCGGTCAGGCAAGCTCGAGGCTTGGGAGGCCCCAGACCTCGGTGCGATCATTGCGAAGATTGGGGGTGGCCGTTGAGTTTGTATCAACAATGGCTCGACGCAAAACAAATGGAGGCTCACGCCATCCAAGCGCGTCGGGCCGTCGAGGACCAGTTGGTCAAGCAGTTCAAGGTGCCAGACGACTTGGACGGCACCACGACTGAGATTGACGGCGGCTACAAGATCAAAATTGATGGCCGCATCAATCGAAAGATCAACAGCGACAAGCTGCAAGAGCTGGCTATTGAGCACGGCCTGACCGAGCACCTCTCTAGCCTGTTTCGTTGGAAGCCTGAAATTGCCATGACGGCATGGAAGGCTGCGGACAAGACGATCACCACCCCACTGCTGGACGCGATCACGGCGACACCGGGCCGTCCATCCTTCACCATCACACTCAAGGAGTAGAAGATCATGGCATTTCTAGGCGAAACCATTAAGGCTGACGACCTACCCGTCTCGGATCGCTCTTACGATCTGATCCCCGATGGCTGGTACAGCGCCACGATCAGTAAGGCCGAACTGGGCCAGACCAAGGCTGGGACCGGCACCAAGATCGACATCCGGTATGACATCACAGGTCCTACCCACGAGGGGCGGGTGGTGTTCGCAAGCATCAACATCCGCAACCAAAGTGCGGGGGCGGAGAAGATCGGGCGTGAGCAGCTCGGTGAGATCATGCGCGCCATCGGTCTGGCTAAGGTCGAGGACACTGACCAACTGATCGGAGGCACGCTTCAGATCAAGGTCAAAATCCGTAAGCCATCCGAGAAGGACAAGGCCGCAGGCTACACCAACGAGCAGAACGAGATCGGCGGTTGGAAGTCTGCGAGCGGTGCCGCACCAATCCCGGTCACCCGCGCAGCCTCTGGCCCTGCGGCGACCAGTGCGCCTGCGGGTCCCAAGCCTCCTTGGCAGAAGTAGACAAAAGAAAGCCCCGGCCAGTGACACACCGGCTGGGGCTAGTTTTTCGCAGGAGAGAGGCCATGAAACTACCCGAACCCGTCCATACCCTAACCAACCTGATTGATCAATACCACGAGAGCCTTGCCGAGAGGCCGCGCCCGCACATGGGGTGCAGCACCCTAGGCCACCACTGCGAGCGGTGGCTCTGGCTGTCCTTCCGCTGGGCCGTGGTCGAGAAATTTGAGGGGCGCATCCTTCGCCTGTTCCGTCGCGGACATAATGAGGAGGCCACGATCATTGCCGACCTCAAGGGCGCAGGCATCGACATCCGATCCAGTCAGGCGCGTGTCAACTTTGGTTGTCACGTCTCGGGCAGCCTCGACGGCATCATTGAGAGCGGCGTGCCAGAGGCCCCCAAGAAGCGGCACGTGGCCGAGTTCAAGACGCACGCCAAGAAGTCATTTGAGGACGTGGTCAAGAACGGCGTTGAGAAGTCCAAGCCGATGCACTTCACGCAGATGCAGGTCTACATGCATGGCATGAATATCGACCGCGCCCTCTATGTGGCCGTCTGTAAGGACGACGACCGCATCTACACAGAACGTGTGCGGTACGACAAGGACGTGGCCGAGAGGGCCATTGCCAGAGGCCAACGCATCGCACTAGCAGATCGCATCCCACCGCCGACCAGCACGGACCCATCGTATTATTTGTGTAAGTTTTGTCCCGCTCATGGTATATACTGCCATCGTCAAGTGGGAGTTAATCATGAAAAGGCAATGCGACGTGATGGGAAATAAATTTGGACGCATGACAGTTTTAAATATGGTTGGCGAACGAATTAATGGTCGTCATCCAAAATATGAATGCCTTTGCGATTGTGGAAATAAAAAAACAATGAGTGCTGTTCAATTAAAAACAGGACGAGAACCAAGTTGTGGATGTGCCACAAAAGAACAAAAACGATTTAAAAACAACTTAACGGGTAAAAAATTTAGTAGATTGACCGTTTTGCGCTCAACTGACCAAAGCGACAAAAAGCGTCACATCATTTGGGAGTGTTCTTGTGATTGCGGTGAAATTGTTTTTGTAGCTGGAACATACTTAAGAACAGGTCAGGTAAATTCTTGCGGATGTTTGCATAAAGATAATATTTATAAAACACACGGAAAAACAAATACACCAGCTTATATTTCTTGGGGATCAATGATTACTCGTTGTACCAATTCTAATCGTGATGGATACCGTCATTACGGTGGTCGTGGGATTTCTGTATGCGAACGCTGGCGTAAATTTGAAA